CTTGAGTGGAACCGGCTTTGGCCAGACTGCAAAACAGTGGTGGCTCACGTCGACAGTGACGTGTTCCGTAGCCAAAATACCAAACTCGTTCCGACTGTCCTCAACGGTTGTCTGGGTGAGCCTGACCAGTTCCCGCCCAAACTCCAAGGGGAGCGTGGTGATAGAGACCGGCCGTTCCTCCAGAATGCCACCAAGATCGCCGCCAAGTGTGCAACTTTCCCTAAGGCCATGCTCAAACGGGCCGAAGAACACGTGACGGAAACCATGCGACAGGTGTTGCGCTGTGGTTACCCACAGCGCACGTGGAGGTTTGCAGTTCAGGGAAACAAGGCGGCGCGCGTCGAGCCGTTAGTGTTGAACACCTCAGCTGGTTGGCCCTACCGTAGCGCCGGCTACGCTGGAGAGAGGGAGAAGCGTGATCTGCTCGTCGGCCCTGATGGAGCCAAAGAACCAGGGCCCGAGCTCCTTGACCGCATTTCCCTGTTACTCGAACGTGTCAGAGAAGGGTTTTACCCCTCCGACTATCCGTTCGTGGACACGCTCAAGGATGAGACACGACCACCAGGCAAAGACCCGCGTGTCTTTCAGGTGGGTAACCTTGAGATGAACCTGATGACGCGCGCACTCTATGGCGATGTGATCTCTGATGTCATCATCAACCACACATTCTTGCCAATCAAGATCGGCATAAACCCGCACGACGATGACCAGTGGACGAGACTCGCGCGGTACCTACGTATGCACGAGGAGAGCCCCGAGTTCGGCCACGGATCTGCCCATCCCCTTCAAGGGACGGCGTGCTTCGTGGCGGGCGATTACTCTAACTTTCACAAGATGCTTTCCCGCCAGCTGATAGAGAGTGTGTTTCGGATTCTTGATGCCATGTACGACGGGCCGCGCGCCCGGAGATACGGGCGCGTCGAGGTGCGTCCCGAAGATCACTTTTTGTGGGAACTTGAACATGAGGCCAGAGCTGCCATCAAGCATTGGATTATCGACAGTGTGCACCTCAGCAAGGGGTTTTACTACTACACTCATCACGGCAATCCCTCGGGCAATGTACTGACGACGATCATCAATAGCGTCTGTAACTGGCTACTTGTCGACATGTGTGTCCACGACTTGGTTGACCTTCCACCTGAGATCCGCGTCGATTACCGTTCCGCCAATTTTGGAGACGACGTGGTCGTGAACAACTGTGGTCATGATGAAGTGAACCAGGAGTCTATGACTGCTTGGTTTGCAGGTTACGG